GAACCATAGTTAAACCAACATTGCCGTTAGTTCCAAAAAAAGAACTATCTGCTCGTAGAGAACAACTATTAGAGTATATTAAAGAAGATGGAACTTATTTACCTAAGTCAGTATTACATGCCGATTTGGATAGGGGTATGTTGGATTTTGTTAAAACTGAATTAGAAGTTATTACTGCGGGTAAAATAGTACCAATGTTGGATATTATTATTACAACACAAAACTGGTCACAGTATTTAGAAACTTGGAAGTTTGTGGATTTAGATTATAACCCATCACCTCCATTTATTACGGTAGTTAGACAACCTGAAGTTAAATATGGTACAAACCCATCACTTCAATATACAATTCCAAATAGAAAACAATTTTATTATGCCTCAGTTCCAACTTGGAATGGTAATGAACAAGGTATGGACATTTATACAATTCCACAACCTGTTCCTGTTGATATCAAATATAGTGTTAAAATTATTTGTAATAGAATGAGAGAACTTAACCAACTTAATAAAGTTGTTATGCAAACATTCTCATCAAGACAAGCATATACTTTTATTAAAGGTCAATATGTTCCAATCATTTTAGATAACGTTTCAGACGAATCTCAAATGACAATGGACGCAAGAAAATATTACGTTCAAAATTATGACTTCACAATGTTGGGTTATCTAATAGATGAGGATGAGTTTGAAGTTAAACCTGCAATTCAAAGAATCACACAATTAGTTGAAATTGATACCACAACAAGAAGACAAAAAATTGACAAGTATCCAAAAAATCCTGATGAGTTTCCTTCTGATTTTCTTTTTGTTTCGGGTAACACCACTTTGGTTGATATGATTGACTTTACCGCAAACATGTCTTTGGTTGGTACCGATAATGTTGATACCTATGATGTTTACATTAATGACGATTATTATGGTAGTGATGTTTCATTAATTCAAATTACAACAAATGATATTTTAAGGATTGAAGTTACAAAAAATAATAACACCCAAGAATCAAAAATAACTTTTAATAATAAGTTAGTTTAATCTTCTCCGTATATATCTTTTTTTTCTTTACACTTTTCAATAATTAAATTTTCTAAAAACTTATAAATCTTAATTCCCCTCTTATCACAGTACTTTTTCAGTATATCGTGTGATTCAGGGGATATTTTTATATTCTTTATTTCTTTCTTTGTTTTCATGGTATGAAAAAAGGCAGAATTAATTCCTACCGTTTATAAATACTTACCCAAAAGTAAAGTTTTTTCATATAATAATGAATATTTATCTATAAAATAAATCTGTAACAGAATAATTTAATAATGGCAACAGCACAAGCAAATCAAAAAGTATTCGTATCACCAGGCGTATACACATCTGAAACCGACTTATCATTCGTAGCCCAAAGTGTGGGTGTAACGACTTTAGGTCTTGTTGGAGAAACTTTAAAAGGTCCAGCATTCGAACCAGTATTCATAACTAACTATGATGAGTTCCAAGCTTATTTCGGGGGAACAGAACCCGTTAAGTTTTACAACACTCAAATACCTAAGTATGAAGCTGCATATATCGCTAAATCATATTTACAACAATCTAACCAATTGTTTGTTACCAGAGTTTTAGGTTTATCAGGTTATGACGCGGGTCCATCTTGGACTATTAACGTTACCGCCAATGTAGACCCAACAACAATTGGTAACCCATCTGTTGGTGTTGCATTTAGTGCAAATTTCACAGGAAGTTCATCAGGTAATACAATTACCTTTGTTGGTGGTTCTTTACCAACTGAAGTTAGTGCTAATTTAAATGTACAATATAGATTACAAGACGGTTCAACCTCAACATTACAAAACGACTTTAACACTTATTTAGACGCCGTTATGGACACACCATCTACATCTGCAACAACCGCAGTTATATATGGGTCAATTCCTGAAGTGGAATATCAAAACTTAATTGCTGTTTATACAAATGATTATAGTCCTTATGGTTGTGAAAATAATTTTTCTCAAAATGATTTAAGTGCAGGTTCAAACGATAGTTGGTATTATGCTAATTTTGAATTTGAAAATTATGATTCAACAACAAACAATTATACAGGTTATTCATTCTACTATACAGTATCTAATTTAGTATCTGGAGCTTCAAGTACATTTACAGGTACCATCACAGGTTATTCATATACTTTTACAGGTACGGCATATTCTGAATTTAATAACATGGCAATAGCGACTATTCGTTCAAGAGGTGTTTCTCAATATGAAAATAATAGTACAAGTATTAACCACGGACCTGTTTATCAAGTTGGTATTGATTACAATAATAATAATACTTGGGTACCAAACAATTTAAAAATGGTAACAACTGGTCAATATTCAGGAATAACTAAATCACCATATGCACAATTTGCATTATCAGGTTTAACTAAAGAAGGAACTGTTTTTGAATTAGTGTCATCTTTATTGGCATCTGACGCAAAATATATCACTAAGGTTTTAGGTGTTGACAATTTTGGTAAATCAAGGTTTGATGTTCCAATTTATGTTGAAGAGGCATATCAAGCATCTTTAAATTATGCATATAATCAAGGTTATATTCGTGGAATAAATCCTGAGTTAATTGCTTTACCTGACGCTAGAAGTGAAAATAGTTCATCAATTGCATATAATTTAGAAAGATATCAATCACCTGAAACACCTTATTTAGTTTCAGAATTAAGAGGTAATAAAGTTTACAATTTATTTAAATTCATATCAATTTCTGATGGTGATGCGGCAAACACTGAAATTAAAGTTTCAATTGCTAACTTATCATACAATAATATGTCTTTTGATGTGTTAATTAGAAATTTCTTTGACACAGATGCAAATCCTGTTGTTATTGAGAAATTTACAAATTGTAACATGGACCCAGGTTCAAATAACTTTGTTGCTAAAAAAATTGGTTCTGCTAATGGAGAGTTTGCATTAATATCAAGATACGTTATGATTCAATTAGCTGATGAATATCCAATTGATGCATTACCTTGTGGTTTTTATGGTTATACTCAAAGAGAATATCAAGACTACAACATTTATCCTTCACCATATCCTAAATATAAAACAAAATACTATTACCCTGGTGAAGTTGTTGCTAACCCACCATTTGGTTCAAGAGCAGGTGGAGGAACAGTTGAATCCGCAGGTGACATTGTTAGAAGAAGTTATTTAGGTTTTTCAAGTCAATTTGGTATTGATGAATCTTTCTTAACATACAAAGGTAAACAAACACCATCAAATTGGATTTCAAACCCATTGGCTGAAGGTCAACCTTGGAATGTAATAAGTAAAGGTTTCCATATGGATTCAGGAGCAACTGTAGTTACAATCGGTATTACATCAATGTCAAGTGGTGAAACCGCATTTGAATGTGGTGTTGCTGAATTTAGAGCAGACCCAGCAACTCAAGAAAATCCTTACTACTTTATCTATTCAAGAAAATACACAGTATGTTTCGCAGGTGGATTTGACGGATGGGATATCTACAGAGAGTGGAGAACTAACCAAGATAGATTCCAATTAGGTTCTTCAGGTTATTTAGCGGGAGCTGCACCATCTTCAAGATACCCAACAGCAACAGGTGATGGTTTATTCAAGAGAATTGTGGTTGAAAACAATACACAAGATTTTGCAAATACTGACTACTACGCATACTTACTTGGTATTTTAACATTTGCAAATCCTGAAGCAACAAATATTAACGTGTTTGCAACTTCAAGTATTGATTATGTTAACAACTCAAACTTAGTAGAAGAAGCGATAGATATGGTACAATACTCAAGATCGGACTCAGTTTATATCTGTACAACTCCTGACTATAATATGTATACACCAGATTCAACTAACCCACAAGACATCATCTACTCACAAGAAGCGGTTGATAACTTGGATAATACAGGAATTGACTCTAACTATACAGCAACTTATTATCCTTGGATTTTAACAAGAGATACAGTAAACAATACTCAAATTTACTTACCACCAACAGGTGAGGTTTGTAGAAACTTAGCATTGACTGATAACATTTCATTCCCTTGGTTCGCATCAGCGGGTTACACAAGAGGTCTTGTAAACTCAATCAAAGCTAGACAAAAACTTACACAAACTGACAGAGATACATTGTATCAAGGTAGAATCAACCCTATCGCAACTTTCTCTGATGTTGGAACTGTAATTTGGGGTAATAAAACTCTACAAGTTGCTGACACAGCACTTAACAGATTGAATGTAAGAAGATTATTACTTCAAGCTCGTAAGTTGATTTCAGCGGTAGCGGTTAGATTATTGTTTGAACAAAACGACCAAGTTGTTAGACAACAGTTCTTGGATAGTGTTAACCCTATCTTAGATTCAATTAGAAGAGATAGAGGTTTATACGATTTCCGTGTAACTGTATCTTCAACACCTGAAGATTTAGACGCTAACAGACTTGTAGGTAAAATCTACTTAAAACCAACGAAAGCATTGGAGTTCATTGATATTGAATTCTTTATCACTCCAACAGGTGCTTCGTTTGAAAATATCTAATAAAAATTTATGGGGGTACATAAAGTACCCCCTAATTGCCAAAGTATGAGAAAACAAATTAAAGAAGGTTTCAAAGGTGAGGGTATTGGTACTCCAGATATGAAATATTATGCATTTGATTGGGATGATAACATTGTTCATATGCCAACAAAGATAATGTTAAAGACTGAAGACAGTGATGAAATTGGTATGAGTACTGATGACTTTGCGGAATACAGACATGATTTGGGTAAAAAACCTTTTCAATATAAAGGTAAAACTGTTGTTGGTTTAGCTGACGAAGCGTTTAGAAACTTTAAAACAGCAGGAGATAAAGATTTTTTAATTGATGCGATGAGAGCTAAAGAAGGTCCTGCATTTGGAGACTTTAGAGAAGCAATCAATAATGGGTCAATATTTTCAATTGTTACAGCAAGAGGTCACAACCCTGAAACATTAAAACAAGCCGTTTACAATTATATTGTTAGTGGGTATAATGGGATAGATAAAGACCAACTAGTTAAAAACCTTAAAAAATACAGGACGTTCGTCGGTGAAGAAGATATGAGTGATGATGATTTAATTAAATCATATTTAGAACTCAATAGATATCATCCAGTTACGTTTGGAGAAGGAAGTGCTGCCAACCCTGAAGAATTAAAAGTTAGGGCTATGGATGAATTTGTTTCTTATATAAAAGGAATTGCTGGTATACTTAATAAAAGAGCATATATAAAAAATGATATATCTAATAACTTTATACCAGAGCAACCTAGTATTGGATTTTCAGATGATGATATTAGAAATGTAGAAGTAATGAGTAAACATTTTAAAGATAAACCAGATAATATAGTTAAGACTTATTCTACTGCTGGAGGCATTAAAAAGGAATATAAATAAAGAATAATCTCACCAAATTAAAAGTAAAGAGAAAAATTTTTTAACAAGACTATATTTATAGATATAAACAACAAAGAAACTAAAAAAAATTAAAATAACATGGCTGATTTATTAATGAAAATGCCGATACCTTACGAACCAAAACGTCAAAATCGTTTTATCTTAAGGTTTCCATCAAGTTTGGGTATCAACGAATGGTTTGTTGAGTCAACGGCTAGACCACACATCACAATTGCACCAGTTGAGATACCATTCTTAAACACATCTACTTACGTTGCAGGTAGATTCAACTGGCAAACAATACCAGTTAAATTCCGTGACCCTATTGGACCGTCAGCGGCTCAAGCTCTTATGGAGTGGGTTCGTTTACATGCTGAATCAGTTACAGGTCGTATGGGTTATGCTGCAGGTTATAAAAAAGACATTGACCTTGAGATGTTGGACCCAACAGGAGTTGTTGTTGAGAAATGGATTCTTTATGGAACATTCTTAACAGACGTTAACTTTGATTCATTGGCTTATAATACTGATGGTTTAGCGACAATTTCAGCAACATTAAGAATGGATAGATGTGTGTTAGTTTACTAATACTATTTACAAATTTTTACACCTAATTATATTTAACCGTAAAGCGATAAACTTTACGGTTAATTTTTTTATATGGATACACAATCAAACGACTACGGTCAACAAAATTTTACATTACCACACGACGTGGTACCATTACCTTCACAAGGTATTTTTTACAAAAACAAAAAAAAATCAATTAAAGTTGGTTACCTAACCGCATCAGATGAAAACATTTTAATGGGTGGTGGTGAAGATTTAACAATAAACTTACTAAGGGCTAAAATTTATGAACCAGATGTAAGAGTTGAAGAATTATTAGAAGGTGATGTTGAAGCAATTTTAATCTTTTTAAGGAATACTGCATTTGGCCCTGAAATTTCATTAACCCTTACTGACCCAGCAACAAAAAAACAATTCCAAAGTTCAGTAATGTTGGATGAATTAGATATCACTAAAGGTCAACAACCAAACGATGACGGTACTTTTGTAATACATTTACCTAAATCACAATCAACAATTAAAATTCGTCCATTAAACTATGGTGAAATTATGGACATTTCAAGAATGGCACAAACGTATCCACAAGGTAGAGTGGTACCAAAAGTTACATGGAGAATGCAAAGAGAGATAGTTGAAGTTGATGGTTCAACAGACAAAGCGGTAATTGCAAAATTTATTGAGGCGATGCCAATTGCGGATTCTAAATATGTCAGAAAATTTATGAATGAAAATGAACCAAGATTAGACATGAACAGAATGTTAATAGCCCCTTCAGGAGAAAAACTAACAGTAAATGTTGGGTTTGGGGCGGACTTTTTTCGTCCTTTCTTCTGATTATAGGAAAAGTCAAATAGATGAATTTTACTATTTGAATAATTTAATGAAAGTGACATACCAAGATTTTCAACAGATGCCCGTGTTTGTTAGAAAATATTTACTTGATAAATGGGTTGAAGAAAATAAGAAGGACTAAAAAATTAGTCCTTCTTCTATTTATATAGATATTATAATTCAATTATATGGCGGAAAACCAAAATTTAGATAACGAAAAAAGTGGTGTTACGGGTATTACTGATGCCGTTAAAGAAGCTCTTAAACCTATTCAGACCTTAAGTGAAGCATTAGGTTTGATGGTTGCACATGCAGATAAACTTAATAAAAGTTTTGGTTTAAGTAGGGCAAGAATTGAGGAGATGAAAATCGCCTTTACGGACTCAGCTGCAGGTGTTGAAAAATTAGGTGGGACTTTAGATGATGTTTCAAATACAATTATAGAAATTGCTAACGCATCAAATAGAAATGTTATTGAAAATGAAAAAGTTATTAGTCAATTATATGCCGCGTCAAAAGTTGTGGGTGTTAGTGCAGAAAAATTAGTTGATAATTTTAAAGATGTTGGATATGAAACATCTCAAATTGGGCCAAATTTATCAAAATCTATAGAATACATCCAAAGTGTTGGGTTAAATGCGTCGTCAGTAATGAAAGATGTTTCGGCCAACATGGAAAAAATGAATCGTTATCAATTTGAAGGCGGTGTTTCTGGATTAGCCAAAATGGCTGCACAAGCGTCAATGTTAAGATTTGACATGAAAGAAACGTTTGGATTTGCAGATAGAATGTTAACACCTGAGAATGCGATTAACATGGCGT